TGTAGCCCTCGTGCAGAACGATGCCGACCAGGGCGGCGGCGGACAGCGTCAGCGCGGCCACGGCCTTGCGCGATGTTGGAGTGGATGGCCGGATCATTGGTGCATCTCCGGCTGCGCCACGATGCGCGCCACGGTCGCGCCGATGCTGGCGGCGAAGGCCAGCAGCACGAACGCGCCGCGCGGCAACACGTCACCAAAGATCGGCACCACCACTTCGGCGGCAGTGAAGGCAGCGGCCAGCAGCGAGAAGCGGATGCTCCAGGCGCGCCGCAGCACGCGCCGCCAGTCGTCGAGCAGGCAGAGTTTGGGTTTCATTGCGCGCCTCCCATCAACTTCAACTTGATGGCGGCTCCCACCAGCAGCGCGGCCAGAATGCCGGTGGTGACAACCTTCACCGTGGTCTGCCACGCCGTGCGACGGGCGTCGCGCCACGCCTCCAACAGGTCGCGCAGCTCGCGGATGTCGCGGGCGGCGTGGCCGTTTTCCAGTCCGAGATGGGCCAGAACCCGTTCGGCTCCACGCTCGGCAGCACGGTCGAGCAGTTCATCGAAGTCCTCGCGGCGCAGCAGGAGCATGTTTTCCACGAGGGCGGCGGGTGCTTGTTGTTCTTGGTCGGTCATCGCAGGTCTCCAAAATGCAAAACCCGCCTCGTGGGCGGGTTCGGTGGTTGCGGCGGATGTGGTTTCAGATGGCGATGCCCGCGCTCCAGCCAGCGGGCTTGTAGGCCGAGAGCTTGGCCTCGTCCTCGATGTAGCAGAGCCAGCCGGTCTGCGGCGCGTGGTACTCCCACACGCCATCGATGCGCACGGCGATCTGGTTGGCCTTGCCAGCCCACGCGCCGGTGGCGGCGGCAGGCACGATGTAGCGGTCACCGTCAGCGGGACTGGCCGGTGGCGTGGTCAGATCGCGGTCTTTGACGGACAGGCCCACGGTTGCGCCGAGGCGTTTTAGGTTGGCGTCCATCGCGCTGCCCCAGCCGCTTTCGCCCAGCGTCCAGCCGTAGGTGATCCCAAGGTTCGGGTCGGTGTTGGCCATCAGAGTCCTCCGTAATAGTTGCCGTAGTGCAGGCCGTAGCCCGCGCGAATGACTTGCCGCACCTGCGGCTGCCAGCTTTCCAGCCCATCGCGCACGGCGGCGATTTCCAGCGTCACGCGATCACCCAGCGCCCCGGCATCAACGGCGGCGCTGGCTACATCCCAGACGAAGCTGCTGCCGGTGATGCCGGTTTCGGTGCGCACCAGCGCGCCGTTGCGATCCAGTATGCGCAGCGTGTAGCTCACGCCCGGTTCCGGGCCGATATCACCTTCGTCCTGCTGCACGAGGTAGGCGGTCTGCTGCGTGCGGTCGCGGTGGGCCCACGCGACGGTGAGATCACTGGCCACCACGGCAGGCTCGGTCTGGCCATTGATGCGGATGCGTCCGGGCGGGTACGGCAAGGCCTGCCGACCGGTCAGCAGCAGCGGCTGGCCATTGCTGGCCAACACCGCATCGCCCTGATCGGTCGATGTGCGCGGAATTGCGCCGACGAACACCGATTCGCCCGGGGCGCGCTCCGCACCTTCGGACGCGAGCCATTCGCCGACGCCGATCAATCGCGTGCCACTGACGTGCGACTGCGGCGTGGTGTCGAGCACGCCGCGCGCCAGATCAATGCTGGCGTTTGCCGCGTCGAAGGCCAGCACGACCAAGGCTTCACGGATGTCGCCTGCCGCATCGAGCAGATAGGCGTAATCACCCACGGCCAGTCGTTCGGGCTGGCTGATGGCGGTCACCGGCACGCTGACGGCATCGGCCTCGCTGGCGGGCAAGGCGGCATTGAGCGTGAGGAGCGGCGCGTAGTCCTCGCTGGCCACGCTGGCGATATCACCTGCGGTCGCGCCGGTGGCGAGCTGCCAGTTCAGTTGCCCCGCACCACCGGCAGCGGCCAGTGCGCCGACGGCGGCGTCGGTGTCGGTGAGGTAATCCAGCTCGGCCCGCGACAGCGTGCGCGCCAGCTCCCAGTACGGAATCTCCACCGCGACGACCTGCGCAGGCGGCAGCGGTTCCAGCGTCGGCTCCTCGATGGGCGGTGGCGGAGTGACGAGCACGGCGTTGTCCAGCCCGAACACGTCCTCCATCGCCTCGATGCGCCACTCCAGCGCGCCCAAGGCTCCGGTGTCGATGCCGGTCACGCGCACCAACATCTGGTCGATGCCCAGACACGGCCAGTTGAGCAGGAACACATCGCCCGGCAGCGGCGCGCGTTCCAGTGTGTCGCGTGCCACGGTCAGACTCATCCGCGCCAAGGGCGAGCCCAAGGCGCGCAGATCGCGCAGTGCCAACCTTGCGGCCAGCGGCCCGTAGTTCACGCCCGGGTAGTCGCGGCGCTGGTTGATCACGCCACCCTGCAACTGGATGGCGGCGAGGTTTTCCACGGTGACCGTGGCGTCGCCGCCGGTTTGCCAGTCGGTGTAGATCACCGTCAGTTCGTTGGGCAGCTCGCCCCACTGGGCGCGCTCGAAGCGTTCCAGCCGCACGATCTCGTCCGGCCCCAATTGCGGCAGGCTCTCGATCCAGTAATCGTCGCGCAGCAATTTCAGCTCGAAACGACCCTGTTCTGGGTCGGTGTAGAGAATGCCGCCGACGTGGTCGAGCACCTGCGCGATAAAACTCTCGATGGGCTGCTGGCGCGTCCAGATCAAGTTCAGGCCGAAACCCTCGTCCGAGAGCTTCCACGCCGCATTCCAGAAGCTGTCGCCGATGCAGCTGTCGGGATAGCCCATGCCCCAATGCGGATCGGTGAGGCACTGCACCAGGATGTGCGCCGGATTCATGCCAACGCTGATTTCCTGACCGGCATCGTCATCCCAAGTGCGCACCTCGGCGTTCCATTCCATCCACGACTGGCCAGCCCAGCCCGCAGTGAAGCGGCGCACGCGCACCGCCCACGGCTTGAGGTAGGGATTGTTGGCGGCGAACAGGATTTGCCGCGCCACCAGCGACAGCACACCCCGGAAGGCCGGAATGGCGCTGCCGAGGCGCGCCATCAGATAGTCGTTGCGCCCCTGGCTGGAGCCACCGGGCAGCACATCGATGGTGCCGACCACGCCGCCTTCACGCTCGTCACCACCAAACAGCGTGGGCTTGTTGATACTGAGGGTGGTCAGGCCGTGCCCGCTGGACAGCGGCCCACGGTCGGCATCACCCCACGCGGTACGGTCGCCTATCTGGATCTCCTGCACGGCATCGACCGGCCCTTGGCACAGCACCAGGTGCAATCCCATCCGGTAGCGGTAGCCGACGGTTTGTTTCTTGCTGCTGCCGCCCATCAGTCGTGCTCCTGTCGTGCCTGCGCGTGCGCGACCACCCGCTGCGCCATTGCGTCGCCCGTGGCCAGCAAGGTGTCGGCCGCACAGCCCTCACGCACGAAGGCACGGAAGTCCAGATCGTGGCGTGCAAACCAGAGGCGCGTGCCGTTCACGCACAGGCCGACCGCGCGCACGTCGTCGATGGTGACGGTGAGATAGGTCATTTCTTGCCACCTTTCTTGCGGATCGGGTCGGCGGCCAGATCGCCGTACCACACCACGTTGGCACCGCGCAGCAGCACGGTGCCGAACACGACGGGGATCGGTCGGCCTTCTTCGGCGGTGGGCGCATCGACGTCGGACAGTGATGCGGGTTTGGGCTCGGGCGGTTTCGGGGCGAGCGCGACCGAAACCAGCGCCGCCACCACGATGACGACGAGGTACCACATAGAAATGCTCCAAATGGGTCAGAACACGCCCGTCGAAAACGGGTTCTTGCTCGGGATGGCGGGAAAGCCGCCGTAGTTGTCGAGGTTGTTGAAGCGCGCGGCGCAGGTGGCCGTGCTGTGGTCGCAGCCGACCGTCAGCAGCACTTCCGTGCCCGCTGCAATGGCCACCGGATTGAGCAGCTCCACGCCGTCCGCCCACTCGCTCACGATCATGTGCCGCGCGCCGTCGGGGGTTTGCAGCCAGCCACCGGCCAGACCGCCGCTGACGCTGCCCGGCACGCTGGCGTCGAGCGTCACTGAGCGCCCGCTGCAGTGCTGAACGACGGCGCTGTCGCTGATCGGTGCCGCACCGCAGGCCGCCGAGTACAAGACGTGCGAACACTTGCGGCTGTAGAGCCTGCGCAGGCCGATGCGTTTCAAACTGACTTGCGCCGATTCGCAGCGGATGCGTGCCTGAACGTCGGCAATCTCCACACCCAGCACCCGGCCCATCCAGCGTGTGCCGGACAGCCACCAGTCGTCGCCCCATTCGCTCTTGCGGCCAATGCGCAAGGTCACCGAGGTGGCGTCGCCGGTCAGCGATGCGGCCAGCAGATGGCGCACCAGCTCGCCGTCGGGCGGCAGTTTCAGCTCCAGCGCCGACTTGGCGGCTTCCGCGCCCAGCGCCAGTTCGTTGCGTTGCAGGGGCAGGCTTTGGTAGCGGTTGCCGTCGAGATCGACATCGAATTCGTGCGGTGTCAGGAAGAACTGGGCGCTGCTGCTGGCAAAGGCGTACAGCTCCACTTCCTGCAAAGGGTTCTGGCTCATGGTCAGGCGGGCTCCTCCACAAAGCGGTCGTTGCCGCGCGGTTCGGGCAACTGGCGGCAGGTCAAGGTGATCTCCACCAGCGTCGGGCTGTGCCAGTACAGCTCGATGGCGTCATGGTCGAGGCGGCAGCGCGCAAGGCGAATGACGCGGCTGCCTTCGGGCACCCAATCGTCGAGGCCCGAGCGCAGCACCAGCACCGCATTGCCGTCGAGATGGCAGGTAGCGGTCAGCGCGTGTTGCTGGGTGCCGTCCGGATGCAGGATCAGGCAGGCGGCGGGGCGATGCCAGAAGGCGGTGATGTCCTCGCCCGTCACCCGCAGAAAGCCGTCCTCGGGATCGGCCTCTGCCGTCACCCACAGGATTGGAGCCAAGCCATCGGGCAGCCAGAAGGCGTTGAGTCGCCCTTGCGTCTGCCACAGGCGGGCGCGCCAGATTTCGATGTCGTCCGGGCTGCTCGCCAGATAGCGGCGCTGCAAAGTCGTGGTCGCCCACGGATCGTCGCGGCGCACCCACGCATCGGCGGGCGAGAAATCCTGCCGGGTGATCGTGCCTTGTGCGACAGCGGTCGGATCGTCCCGCCAGTTGCCATCGGGCCACACCGGCAGATCGTCCAGCCACGCATCGTCGAGCACATCGGCATCCGGCGGTGGTGCCGGTTCGAGGTGGGCCACCACGTTGCCGCCGACCATGCCCGGCACCCATTGGGTGAGATCGGCAGGATCGACGGCGCGGCCCCACACCAGCGGCAGCACCAGACTGCCCAGCGGCGCGCCGCGTGCCAGCGGCTCGGTGAGCCACAGGGTGTCCGGTTCGACCTGACTCAACTGCACCTGCTGCCAACCGTCGGGCGCGATGAGCAGCCCCCAGACTTCGTCGCCTTGCCAGCCCTGCACGCCATTCCAGTCGAGCAGCAGCTCGGCGCGTGCCGGAACAAAATGCCGCGCGTCAGCATCCTGCACGTCGAGCGCCAGCGCACCGGCTTCGGCAGGCGCGGTCAGCGCCACGGCGTGCTGCGGCAGCGGCCACCACGCGCGCTTGCCCAGATGATCGGCCAGCCAGTCGGCCACCAGCGCGTCGCTTGGGCGCGCATTGCCGACTTGATACGTCAGCGTGCGGCGCGGCACCTCACGGCGCGCTTGGCGCGATTCGTTGCCACTGGCAAGGCGCGTCACGCTGGTCTGCCATTCCAGACGTTCGACCAGCGGCTCGGCCCAGTCGTGGCGGAAGGCAAACACGCCGCGCTGCGCCTGCGGCCACGGCGTGTCGCCAAAGGCATCCATGCCCGTGGCGACGATGGCGGCAGCGGCGGTGTCCCGGCGCAGCACCTCGACTACGAATACCGGCCCGACCAGTGGCGGCCAGGGCTTGGCCAGCACCTCGAGCAGCCACGTCGCCGAGAGATTGGGTGGCCACGGTGCGCTGGCGGATTCGGCGGCGAAGTGATCAACCAGACTGCCCGCACCGGCGCGCGACAACACCTCACCTTGAAATTCCGGCAGCGCAGCGCCGGGTAGCGGCTGGCTGGAAGTTTCCGTGACGTTTCGGGTGATGAGGCGGTCGGTCATGCCGATTCCACCCCGAACTCGGCGGCGTTGAAGGCCGCTTCCGTCCACTGCACGTTGCCGTTTGGATTGCGCTCGAACAGCGCACACTGCCACGCCTGTTGTTCCTGCAGGATTATTTCCGGGCTGACGGCGGTTTGCGCGCCGCTGACCACGAGACCCTTCACCTTGCCCAAGCCCGCATCGGTCTTGCGCGCGAGCATCGTCAACTGCACGCCGAACACGGCAGGCGTGGCCATCACCGGCAGTGCTTCGACATCGAAGCTCTGGCGCAGTCCGGTGCTGGGGGCGCTGATGGAGGTGCTCTCATCCTCGTCGCTGACGGCTTCCCACGCGGCAGTGCCGGAGGGCGTCACCGTCCACTGGTTCAGACTGCCATCGGCCTGCGCCTTGAGCGCATCGACGCGCACGTCGCCGAGGAAGGTGTTGTTGATCGTGCCCGTGGTGTCCGCGATGTAGAAGTCATCGACATCAAGCGTCAACGGGCAGGACTGGCCGGGAATCGCGCCGAGGAAGGCGGTGAGCAGCTGGCCGCCGCCCTGAATCGTGTTCTGCGCGTTCATCTGGATGGCCAGAGTCCCGTTGATGCGCACCGACAGCACGCCGTTGCTGCTGCCTTGAGTGACCTGCAACTCGATGTAGTGCCAGCCACGCGCGGGAGCCGTGGCCACCGAGGTCGAGATCAGTTGCTCGTAGCCGTTTTGCCAACGGTAGAGCTTGAGCCGTCCGTCCTCGCCGATCTTCACCAGATGCGCGACCTGCGCATTGGCATCGCGCACACCCAGCAGCAAGGGCTCGGTGTAGGTGTTCTCGTAGGGCACGACGCGGATCGACGCACCAATGATCAGGCTGGTCTTGGTGCTTTCCAGATTCTTGACGTAGCCGCCGCCCGAACCTTCCGGCAGGCGCAGCGCAAAGGACGACGGACGCCGTCCCTGCACGCGGGTGGCCTGCGGCGACAGATAGGCGGCCTTGCCGCGCGCGAGCCACGGCTGGCCGAACTCGTCCAGTGCCTGTGGGTCGTAGTGGTCGAAGCCGTCGATGAACAGCAGTGCCATGTCAAGTGCTCCTTGATTCAGCCATTCAGCGCCGAGCGAATCGCCCGCGCGTTGCGTCCGATGATGTTGACGATGACCCGCTCTCCGGCAGGCGTTTGCAGGTGGTCGTGGGTGACGCCCGGGTCGATGGCGTTGACGATGCGCACCGCTTGATTGACCTGCGGCTGTGCAGGCGGCACTTTCACTTCCGGCACCAACCCGCCTGCCGCAAAGGCCAGCTCACCGCCACGGAAACGTGGCCCGACCGACAAGCCGTTGAGCGAGTCGAGAAAGGCCACGCCCACTTGCCGCACGGCAGCGGCGCGTACCACGTATTCGCCCGCCGACAGGCGCGCCGGAATCGAATCCGACGTGGCGCTGCCGGGGCCGGAGACCAGACCGCCGCCCGCGAATTTCTTGATGCCGCCCAACAGCGCCATGACTGCGGCGACCATCGCCACCATTGCGGCAATGGCCAGCCCCGGGCCGACGACGGGAATGGACGCTTGCGAGGCGGCCGCACCGGCACCGGCCTTGGCGGCGTCCATCGACACCACGGCGGTGGTTTCGGTGGTTTTCTGGGCAACCTTGGCGGCGCTGGCGGCCACGTCGGCGGTTTGTTCCTGCTGGATGAAACCGAGCTTGAGCGCAAGCATCCGCGCCTGCATTGCAATCCACTGCTGGAACGGCTGAATCACGATCTGCTGCAGGAAGGCATTGGCCACTTGCTGGAACAACGAGGCCATCGCGCTGCGCCAGGTCTGCGCGCCGGTGATCATTCCGTTGAGTGCCGAGCCGAAACTCTCGCCGATGCGGTTCCACAGCGGAGCCATTTCATCGACGGTGAGCCGGGTGCGCTCCAGTTCGTTGCGCCACGCCTGCACACGGATCACCGCATCCGGGCCGATGGCCTGTGCGGCTTGCTGCATGGTCGGCAGTAGACGCTCCATCTCGGCTGCCGATTGCTGCTGCAAGGCGACGATCTGCTGACGCGCCTGTGCCTCGGAGAGCAACCCGGCCTGTTGCTGGATGCCGATGGCTTCCTGCGCATTGCGCAGCCGTTCGGTGACTTGCCGCCACTGCGCTTCCAGCGCCGCCAGATTGGCCTGTGCCGCCTTCACGTCGATCAGCCGGTCAACGAGTGAGACGCCATCGGCATCGCTTTCAGCGGCCAGACGGGCGCGCAGATCGCGGTAGCTGCGGGCAATCGCCGCTTGGCGGTCGGCATCGGTGGCCGTGCCGGTGATTTGCGCCAGTTCCTCGCGCGCAGCGGCGAGTGCGTCGGCCAGTTCGCGCTCGGCTTGTGCTGCATTTCGCGCATTGGCCTGCTCGATGTCGGCACGCCGGTTGTTGAGTGTGATGAGGTCGGCTTCGACCTTGGCAACTTCCGCCTTGGCCTTGAGCCGCTCGTTCTCCGATTTGCCGCCCGTGGCCATCTGCTGACTGCGTGCCAGCTCCTGCTGCTTGCGGGCGATTTCGGCATCGACCTCGCGCTGTTCAAGCGCGGTCTTTTGCGCGTAGTAGTCGCGCACCGACACCAGCCGATCTTCCAGCGCCGCATCGAGCGCGGTTTGCTGGCGCTTCAGGCCATCCTTGAGTAGCGCCAACTCGGCATCGAGCCGTGCCTTGATCAAAGCGGTCTGCGCGCCACTGGTGTCCTGCGCCGGCTTGGGCTTGCCCATACGTGCCAAGAGATCGGGGTCGGCCTGAATCTTCGGCGTCTTGACCTCGATGGGCTTGGGATCGAACAGGCTGTCGCGGAATTCGGCCAGCTCGTCGAGCCGTTTGATCAGGCTGCCCTTGAGGTCGGCAATGATCGCCTTCGCTCCGGCGGTATTGCCCTTGAGCGCTTCGACCGCTGCCGCCACGCCCGCGCCGATGGCTTCACCCAGTGCGACGAAGGCCTTGCCGACGGTGGCGGCACCGAGCGCCAGGGTTTTGAGCACCAGCACCACGCCATCGAGGATCACCCGCAGCGTGCCGCCTTCCTTGGCCGACTCGACCATGCCACCAGCCATATCGTTCAACGCGGGCAGCAAGGAGGAGATGATCTGGTTGCCGATGCTGGTGCTGGCCAGCTTCAGCTTGTCGAGCGCGTCGTTGAATTCGCCCGCCTGCGCGGCGGTTTCGCCGCTCATCTGTACGCCCAGCGCCTGCATTTCGGCGGACAGTTCGTTGATGCCGTCGCGCCCTTGATTGAGGAACGGGATCAGTTCTGCGCCGGACTTGCCGAACAGACGCACGGCTAGCGTGGTTTTTTCTGCGCCATCGGGCATGGCCTTGAACCGCTCGGCCAGATCCAGCAGCACGGCATCGGTGCCGCGCAGCGTGCCGTCCTGATTCTTGAACGCCACGCCCACCGCCGCGAAATTGCGCGCGGCATCCTCCGAGCCGGTCGCGGCTTCCAGCATCGTGGTGGAGAGCTTGCGCAGGCCCTTCTCGAAGGACTCGCCGGAGACGCCTGACTGCTCGGCTGCCGGTTTCCACACCGACAGGGTTTCGACACTGACACCGACACGCTGCGACATTTCATCCAGCGCATCGCCCGTGTCGATGGCGGATTTGACCATCGCGGTCAGGCCCGCCACGGAGACAGCCACGCCGAGGTTGGCCAGCAGGCCGTTGACGCTGCGCGCCGTATCCGTGAGGCCACCCAAGCCCCGCTTGATCGAGTCGAAAGCGGTCTTGGTCTGGTCGACGGCGCTGATCAGGATTTGTGCACGATTGCTTGCCATCAGACCTTGTCCAGTTCCTGTTGAATCGCCCGCGCCAAGGCAGGCAGCGCGCGCTGCACGCCACCGGCCAGATTCAGCCGTCGGTTGAGATCGACGCGACGCACGAGCACGGCAATCGGAATCTCCTGGCCGCGCTTGATCTGTTTTGCGCCGGTGCGGGCACGCTCGGCGCGCTTGAAGCGGCCAAGCTGCCCGGCGTTCTCCTTGATGTTCTCGGCCATCAGCAGCACGCGACCGTTCTTCTCGATAAAGAAGGCATTGCCCGAGCGCATCAGGCCATCAACGACCGCCTTGAAGCGCTTGGGGCCGATGCGTCCGGGGAGCAGCGGGATCAGCAGATTGCCGCTGACCGTGCCGCCTTTTTCGTGGATGCCCAGCCACGGAATCTTGCTGCCCACCCACAGAGCAGGCAGTTCCTTGGGCTTCTTGTCGAACACCTTGACGCCCATCGAGCTGGCGAAGCTTGCGCGCTTGATGGTGAAGGCCGTGCGCATCTCGGCGCGCGCCGCGTCACGCACCTCGCGCCCACCGGACTGCATCCCCTTGGCGACAGCGCGGTGAATGGCGCGGCGGCGTTCGCTGCTCCACGCCGCCAACTGACGGGGATCGAGCAGCCCGGTGGTGGTGAGCGAGAGACGCATGGGTCAGTCCTTTAGCAGATCGCGTTGAAGTTGTTCGATGCCACGCTTCTCGCCCTGTGCTGCCACGGCATGAATGCCGAGCAGCTGGGCCAGTTGCTGCCGTTCGAGTAGGCCGTCGGCATCCAGAAAGGCTTGCGCCTGCGTGAGCGTGTAAGTCAGCACGTCCGGCAGCCGGTGGCCGCTGCGGATCAGGCGGGCGACGGCGATGTCCCAAGGCTGCGCAGCAGCGGGGCCAGCTTCTCGGCCGAGCGCTGAATGCCCGGCACCACCCGGCCCACGAAAAAATCCGCGTTGACCTCGAACACGGCGGCGGCCAGTTGCACGGCGTCGTCCAGCGGCAGATCGTTGACCCACGCCCGCTCGCGCCGGGTGGTGATCGCCAGCAGGTCGAGCATGGCCTCGCCGTGCCGCCCCAGCAACGCCATCCAGTCCGGATCACTGGTGATTTCCACGGCCAGCGGGCGCACCACGGCCAACAGCCGTGGCAACTCGCCCAGCCGGATCGGCGTCAGCTCCAGCGCACCGCCGGACAGCGTCACCACCACCGGTGAAGGTGGGAAGGACTTGAAGTCATCCATCACAGCAGCACCAGCCGACCGAACTGGCCGAGATCACCGCCGACCGGCTTGGTCAGATCCGCCAGTACTTGGCCCGACAGCTCGAACTTGAGCAATTCGTCCGTGATGATCGAGAGCTCCTTGGCCGGGTTGATGGCCACGCGGTAGAGGTCGATCACCACCTCGCGATTTCCGTCGGCGGTGTTGAGCCCCTCGAAGCGAATCCAGCGCTCGGGCAGCGGCTGGGTGAACATCGCCGTGCTCTGCGCCGCGCCATAGGCGTAGTCGACGGTGAACGGCTCGGTGTACGGGCCGCCCGACGTGGCATCGAGCACCACCAGCGAACCGTGCTTGGCATTGACGCTGTATTGGCTGGCCGGGAGCGTCTTGGGCGTGGCATCCGAGTCCTGGATCTGTACGGCCGATACGTTCTGCATGGTCAGCGGGTACAGACTGCCCGGCGTGACCGGGTT